CTGCCACCGCCCACTTTACGCTAAAGTCGTAACCTCCTTTCCTTCTTTAGTTGAATTTGGCTCAAACATTTCCCAAGCATGGCGACTGCTTTGAACGAAGCTGTAGTCTCTTCGAAGCATATAGCTATAGTCTCTGTTATTGGGGTATAATCTGGAAGGTCTTTAATAAGCATCGTATTAAGTCTCTACGGGTTTGCAGTCCCCCCACGACTTGTCGCTTTTCGCAAGGGACCAAGGAATGGTGAGCGGATCAGGATACGGTACTTGGACTGATAAGTACCGCCGAAAGTCGTCGTAGCGCTCGGCGTGGGTGAATGGAACCTGAAAGACAACGGAGTCGTGAACTTGAAGAAGGATTTCAACGAAAGGCATTGCGCGCTTTAAGGCAAGGGCGCCTTTGAAACAGACAAGAGCAACCGTAGATTGGGGTATCCATGCGACCCCTTGGGGAAGGAGAGAGTCGATTCGGTCGAAGTAAATTATTCGATGGCCAAACTGGTTCGTTACGGTTCGACTTGTGCGTATGTCGTGCTCTACACGCTTATGCCACTCAAGGATTCCTGGGCGACGGGCGAGGTAGCGTTCCAGATATTTCGTAGCCTTAGCTATCGACCAACCTATCGCGGGATGGTGTGACATTGAGTATGGACTTGCAACATAGTGAACCGCATGAGTTGCATGTTTGTAGCTTTGACGAAGTTTATAAAACTGGTGACTGTCTTTTGGAAGAGTGTAAATTTGAGTTTCCCCTCCAATTTCTGCGCAGTGGCGAGAGTGCATGTCAACACCATCGCGAAGCCACTGTTTTAGCTCGGCGTCATTTGCCTCCCAGGCAACGACCTGTGCGTCGGCGCCACTTAGGTCTGCTTCGAAGAGCATGTAGCCCTTGTCGGGAATGAACAGTTTGCGAATGTTTGGAAGCTGAACGGTCATCGCGAGTCTTTCTTTCGGCGAAGGACCCAGCCGTGCCCCCAAACGCTTATAAGTTCGAAAGGAAGATTGTAATGTCGAAAGCACTTTCGAATCTTTGAAACCTGCACGTCAAATATTTTGGGGTCAGGTCCTCCGTCCAGAAGATGCCCATAGATATGAGTCCAAAGCGAATCACGCGTCACAGTACAGTTAATTCGTCGAACATATACCTTTAACATCTTATACAAAAGTGGTTCTATGGGAACAATATGCCCATTATACCAGAATGTTCCTTCATCAAAAAACAGTTCAGGAATCGATGTAATGGTTCCCCCACACATCGGACACTTTTCAAACTCCGGTGCTACCGAAGCCGCGGTCTCCTCGCTCGGTTTCTGGCAGGCGTTCGATCTCAGCGAAGTCAACCTTTGCGAAAGGGACGACAAGGGCTTGGGCGATTCGATCTTCGTGTTTGACATAATATGGCTCCAGCCCGCCGTTGAAGAGAGCAACTTTAATCTCACCTGTGTAGTCAGGGTCGACTACGCCGGGCGCATTCGCAACGAAAATTGAACGAGCCGCGAGGCCCGAGCGCGAACAGATTAGAATGAGGTGACCGGCGGGCGGCAACATCGCGAGGCCGGTGCCGATCACCTTGGTTGTGCGAGGGGCAAGCGTCGCCGTCAGCGATCGCCCGGTTTCGTTTAGCAAGAAGGCGGAAAGGTCAAAGGCGGCGCTCTCGCCATAGGCGCGGAGTGGAAGAGCGGCTTCAGAGCGAAGGCGAAGGATGGAAAGAGAGCCGCGGCCGGTCATTGCGTGCGTCCTGCGAGTCGGTTCATATACCATTGTGCCTTTTTCAGATCAATCCGCATCCGGCCTTTGTGAGGGGCACGCGCGAGGTAACGAATGATTTCGCCAACCATATAGGCTTCGACAGGATCGTAGAACTGGATAATGTCCTCGATCACGTCGATGGTTTCGATGCGACCTTGTGTGTAGTGCTTGGGGGAGTTGATCTCTTCTTTATTTCGTGGCATGGGTAGAAGCCTTTCTTTTAAGCTTAGCTCGTTTGCGCCGACGAGCGTTGATCTTTTCTTTGTGTGCGCGATAGTAAGCTAAGCAACGAGCCGCATTCTCGTAGCAGTGCCGTTCGTACCAAAGTTTGTTCCGTTCGAACTGTGATAGAGCCATTAGTCCTCGTTACCTTTGGGAATATTTTGCAAATTTGTTCCTCGACCGAAAGCGTTTTCCGAAGACGACCAGCGAAAAGTTTCCGTTCCAGCCACGTTGAACATGCAGCGCATTCGGCCGTCAGGGTCTAGTGGTGCACGGACGAAGGTCTTATGGAAAACGGACAACGATCGAAAGTCGCCAAGTGCGCTGAACAAGCGAATAAATTCAGGGTGACGATCGCTTAGTGTGCGGATGGCTTCCTTGCCCATCGTGGGCGCGCCCGTTTTTCGGTTTCGTGGAAGGTTAAAGCCGAACTCCTCGGCGAAGAGGTTGCGGGTTTGGATGGCTGAGGTGAACCACGGCGTGCCAGAAGTTGACTCAGAGAGGTGCTGAGGGATGATCGAGTGGAACCAGCGTGCAAGCTCTTCGCTCGCAACGGAAAGGTCCGCGGCGAGCGCTGTGCGGTGGTTCTGGTCAATGCGAATGCCGCGGTTCATCATGTCGAGCGCGAGCCAATTTTTTTGCATTTCTTCGGGCCAGTTCGCTTCCAGGTTCATGGTTTTAATTAAGCCGCGAAGAGTGGTGCCGACCTCGAATTGCCTAATGCAGTCCATTGCGTTGTAGCGCAAGTGACTCTCCAGGTCGCCCTTGAGGTCCCACTCTTTACTGTCTTCCTTCCAGTACCAGTGGTACTTACAGTAGAGCGAGGACAGGTAGTCTAGGGCTTTTGGCGTTCCTGGAAAGAGATAGTGGTGCGCTAGCATGGTGTCGAAGTCCATGCAAGGTCGACAGGCGAGTTGCTGTTGCAAGAATTGCATGTCGTGGAGGTAGTTTTGCCCTTCAACTTGCACGTTTGGGTGCATTAGTACTTGGCGAACAAGCGTTAGCAGGCCAAGCTCTTCGCTTGCAGGCCAATAGCTAATAAGCTCTTTCCCAATAGGCTTAACGAGCGGAATGACAAGAGCATAGTTGGCGGAGTCAGCGAGTCCGATGCAAGTTAGAAGGCGTGGCTCGCTCATAGTGTTTTCAATGTCATTGACTAGGCGGAATCGCTTCCCTTGAACAGCTTCCCAAAGCCAGGTTGCAAGCTTGTCGTGTGCTTGGTCGAAGGTTGGTGGGGCGTGGAAGACTGGCTCAAGGCGCGGTCGCCAGTCGTCGCGGAGAGCCATTGGGACTCGTTCGCGCAAGTCGTGGACAGTTACAGGGCGCTTATACCACTCGCGCATGATCGCAGCCGGATGTATGATAGGGAGCAACTTCGTTTGAGCTAAAGCGCCTGGCGCCGCGTCCGCGTACCACATGCTCCCGCGCCAGCTTTCAATTCCGGACGGAACACGCCTTCCTTCGCTTTCAGCACTTGTGCGTCCTTCTGTGCAGTTAGTGAGCGCCCAAAGGGCGTAGTTGCCCACGGCGATAATGAGCTTAGGTTTAACGGCTTCTAGCTGACGGTAAAGGCGAGCGACCTCGTGCTTTGTGAAGTCAGTTGGGTGAAGGTGACGAGTGGCGGGTTCGAGAGCCTCTTTGGCGGGGTGGAAGTAGTGCCAGGCTTCGTTATTTGGTGGGTGATCGGCGATCACGTTCGTAAAAAGGCAAGCGCCCGGCAGCACTCCTGCTTCGTTGAGCATTCGACGCAGCTCTTGACCAGAGGCGCCAACGAAAGGCTTCTGTTGGGCGGCTTCGGTAAAGCCCCAACACTCTCCTACCAAAACAATATCGGCGTTACGTGGGCCGCTTGTTCCAAAGAAGGCGTCCCGGTTGGCGGTCAAGCAAGGGCCTCCGCTTGTTCTGGTTCGGTGTCGACTGGATCGCGCTCGGCGGCGATAGTTGCCATGTGGAAGGCGCTTTGGTCTAGCTCGATGCCAAGCGCTTTTCGTTTTAGGTGGCGGGCGGCGATGAGCGTGGAACCGGCGCCACAACACGGGTCAAGGACGAAGTCGCCGGGCATCGTGGAACAGTTAATGAGCTGTTCCATTAAGCCAACGGGCTTTTCTGGTCCGTAACGGCGGGTTGCGCGGCTTACGCGCTTTTCACTTAAAATGTCAACAGGTGACTGCAAAAGGCCACGGCCGCCTTTTGTCGCAAAGAAGATCATTTCATAAGTGCGACGAAAACCCTCTCCACCCCAGGGGGCGAGCCCTTCACTTTCCGACTTCTGCCAGATAATGGGAGTCCGGAACGGCTTCCAACCCATTGCCTGACACGCTTGTTTGAAAAAAGAAAACAGATCAACGTCCCCGAACATGAAGAGATTAGCACGAGGTTTGCACACGCGAAAGCCTTCCGTGAGGATTGTTTGAAGGATCGCTTTTGCAACTTCCGGTGTGTCGGCATAGTTGTGGTGCTCCACTGTTCGAGAGCGAAGGCCACCGGAGTCCATATCTTGTCCGTAAGGAGGGTCGGCGATAATCAAGTCAACGAGCCCCGCGTTGAGCGAGGGAAGCACGAGAGTCATGTCGCCATGAATGGCGCGAACCTCGGGGGGCGCCGCAGCGTTCACGCTGTGGCGGCGGCGGATCATTTCCGCCTCGACCTTCGCCTCTTCCTCTTTCATCAGAATGCCAAGAGCTTCGGTGGCGTTTCGAGCTTTCGAGACGCTTGGTCTGTGAAGGTTTTCTGCAAGAATGGCGGCGTTACGGACTTCGCGCCGAAAGCCACTGGTGCTTTCACGGCCACTCAGCGAGGCAAGCTCCTTTGCGGTTCCGGTGTACGTGTGGGCGGGATTCTCGACGACGCGCATCTTGTGAATGTCAGCGATTGCGTGCGCCTTTTCTTGCCAGGTTGGGTCGAGGCGGATTATGTTTTCGTGGAGTTCTGCTTCACGGAGATCGGCAGGTGATAGGATGTCTGCAAGGGAGGTAGTCGGGGATTGCGAAGCAGGAACCGGAACGCCATTGTATGTAAAAGTTGCCGCTCGGTTGTGAAGGCGGCGAATTGCCTCAAGTCGGTGTGCGCCAGCAACGAGGAACGGAGCCTGCGTAACAGGGTCAGTTGCGATGACGGGGGCATGGAGCAAACCTTTCGTTAGGATGGAGTCTTCAAGCGAGGCGACATGCGATAGGTCGAGGGCGCGCTGGCGGTTGCGGATTTCAATTTTGGAGATGTCGAGGAAGGTCACAGGCGGGCTCCAAGCTAGTTTGTCTCGTTAAGGCGAGGG